CCATCGCGTAGAGGTCCGCAGACATGCGAAGCCCGGCGCTATGGGAGTGTTCATACCACCCCTTTTCATACCCATACGCCCACCCATAGTATGTAGGTGTATGGGTGTTTTTGCTCACTATGGTACCGATGGCGGCGAACGGTACAGTATCGGGTATGCGGTATCTGGCTGCAACGAGCAATCCACTGTCGTCGCTATAGAGAATGCTCTGTAGGGTGTCGAAGCGGAACATAGACGTACCCGTCATGAGCAGTCGTGCGGGTTGGTCAGGGAACCGCAAGACCGTAGGCGGATTACCGAACAGAGTTCCTACCCCCCCGCTCACTCTATCGCGTAGGTACCCTGTAGCCTCGTCGTAGTCTTCAGCGGCAGCAAAAAACCGCAACACCCCGGCGCGTGCAGGCCCGGCAACAGGGGTCTTCACCTGTAATGTCTGGCGATTAGTGTTGGGGCACAGGAGCATTATAGATACTCGTAGTTGACAAAAACCATATCCATGCGGTTAGTGCGGTTCGTGGCTAGCGAGACGCCACACTTATTCTGTAGAGCGAACGTAAAGTATTTGGGTAGGCTAGAGACGTATGTAAGCACAGAAATCTCCGTCTGTATTACGCTGTTAGAGTTGCAGGGGATCGCTGCTAGTAGCGTGGCGTGGCTTAAAGACCATACATCGTAGCTAGACCCGGTGTATCCGTTACTCAGGAGGGTATTGGAAATTCCGCCAAGCATGTACAAGGCTAGGTACCCGTTACCGTTAGGGTCCGTGCTGGGTGCCACGTCGAGGAACAGCCTAACGTCTATAGCCCTAACTAGTGTGTTATCCACTTTGTTGACGCTGACCTTATGCTGCCCATCAGGTAGGCCCCGCAGAACATCGACGCTATACAGCGCGTCAGTATTAGGCAAGCACACTATAGAATCGCTATATACAGGGGAGAAGCTGGGCACAATCACACCTCCAAAAGCATATTATTCGGGAAGGAAAAGCTCAGGTGTTTATTACTAACCGTGGCGTCCATAGTCATCGGGAACATGCACAAATACTCGTCAGGTAGCTGCCCGTTTATGTCATATCTAGTTGGGTAAAACCTAAGCTGATTATAGTTAATAGTTGACAGCGTTACGTTCTTTAGCAACACAGGCCCAGGTAAGTAGATTTGCACCCGGAAGTCCACGAGAGTGAACGTTACAGGTACGGTAGTGGGGGCGGCAACCGCGGAGTGGCCCACAAGTACCGGGTTAGCCCCCTCGAAAATAGGCTGATACACCTGGGCTACTAGCCGTAAATCCTGAAGGTTTGTCCACCCTAGTACGGCGCGTGCCGCTAGTGTAGGCGGTATGTATATGGTTCCTAACGTAATCATTCTGCACCTACACCAAACAATGCGGTAGCTACTCTCTCGGTCTCGCTAGGTCTGTCACTGGCTGTGTATTGTAGCCAGAAACCTAAATAGCCTTGCGCCGGTAGGCTACCAACGGCTACCCCGGTGTATGCTAGCGAGGCTAAGCTGCTTCCGGCGACGGTTAGCAGACCTGTAGTACTGCCGTCACCTACCTCAGCGGTCGAGTCTACACCTGCATAAGCTGCGTCTTTGACCACTGTAGTGTATATATACGCAGCGTCCCCCCGCCCATACAGTGTAACGCCACGCGCACTCTCCGATACATTGTGCAGGTACATACCTACCAGTGCAGTGTACCCGTACGCCCGCTGGTACATCGGCGGCGCTACCCGATCTACCGTGTCAGTAACGGCGATACTCGTATTGTAAGAGCGACTATAGCTATAGTCGCTACGTACGGTAGATAGTAGTTTACTAAAATCTACCTGTATCGCCGCCATAAAACCAAAGTCAGTGTTAGCTACTACAATGTACTTTACCCCAGAAAAACCTACAGGAACCTCAATAGTTTTGGATGCGGTGGTGTTACCGCCACTCATGTTATACCCGCGACACTGTAGCGTTACGCTAGTGTATCCCGCCTCGTACTCGACAAGCTGCACGGTAACACCTACGCTGCCTGTACCTAGCAGTAGTGTAGAAGATACCGCACCGGGGACAATAGATACGCATCCGCTAGCCGCGACTAAAGAAACTGCGCCGCACGTAGTTGTGGTGCGAAACCCGGCAACGGGATTACCGTTATAGGTATAGTAGGTCGGTTGCTGAGGAGACACGTACCGCCCAGTACCTACGGTGTAGCTAGGGGCTTGCGGGTCGAACGATTTAGCGCCCAGAGTGCCGTAAGTGTACCCCGCGACTAGAGAAGCCCACGTTATACGGCATAATATATTGAGGTTTGTGCCGGCGAGCAGGACCGTATCCGTCGTACCTAACCCAGAACGATTTACTATGTACAGGCTAGCTGATACTGCGCTCCAGTAAGTACCGTAGTACACGGTACACACTATGTCGAAAGTACCAGAAACCGCGTCTGCGGTACCGATATCAAACTCGACCTCCTGAATTACCGGCAAGACGCCCTGCCCGTAGTTGAAATCGATTTCAATAAGCTCAATACCGGCAGGCACTCCGCTTACTGTAGCCGGGTCTATCTCCAGGGTAGGGCTGCTGGCAGGCTCTACCGTCGAGGCAGGCCCACCCACCGACGTAGCCTGGGTGTAGCTGTCTACGCCTGAGTAGACAAGTAAAACGTCACCTATAGCCATTTTATAGTAGCGCCGAGATACCGATGGAGGACCTGTTTTCTATTACTTGCAGGGTAGTCCCTGCGGGTACTGACCGCCTTACCCAAAAAGCTCTGTACTCCCCCGGAGCTAGGTTTCCTAGAGATAGTCCAGTATTTTGCGTCGCGGGTTCGCTAAAAGTTAGCGCAGATAGCACGCCGCCACTATCTGTCTCATCGGCTATCACGGCTGCTGTGCCGTTGGTGCCTGCTGCATCTAGCGCCAGCGCTAGCACGTCAGCGCCGCTAGGCTGTGTTTTTATCCAAAGCTTAACCTCGTACGCCGTTCCCGATAGCGCTGTGTTCTTCACGTAAAAGCATCTGTACTCGACGCTACCGTTTAGCGCCTCTAGCGCAGAAACGTTATCGTACGTCTGGTTCACCGCGCTAGCTATGGTGATAGTTTCGGTGCGTATCGTTGTAGGTAAAGCGGACACCGTGACCAGCACTACCAGGTAGCCGCTAGTGGTCCCTATCGTGTACACACCGTCGCCAGCCAACTCTACACCCGCGAACGTGGCGACGCCGTTAGGCTTCCACATTAGCGTGTTCGTAGGAAAATCGTACTGTAGAGAGCCGGGACCAATAGCGTTACCCATAGCATCGACAATAGCTACGCCGGTAACTACTACAGGCGTCGTGGCGTTTTGCGACCTGACGCGGTTAGCGGAAGAGGTAGAGATAGCTCCACCTAGAGACTGTGCTTGCGACGTATTGCTCGCCCCGCCGGAGTACACGAACTGCACATCACCAATACTGATAGCCATTTAAGAGACTCCTATACTATAGAATTTTAGGTTTTCGCCATACGCGGAGGTTACACCAGCTAGTGTACCTCCAGACAGGTAGTTATAGTACTTTGTTTTGTTTTCGTGGTCCGTATACTCCATAGATACCGCCGCATTTCTGAAGTCGTCTACCCCGTAACCGCCGTTGCGTAGATTTTTTGCAATCGATTGCGTCTGCTCTGTGATAGGTAGTAAGCCGTCGTCTACAGTGTAGTACGTACCGTAATATGCCTCTAGCAGAGACGGTACCGTGTTGGGCCATTTGTCTTGTAGATCCTCGGGAAACGTATAGCTTACATCTTTGTACCCCGCAGTATGTGTGCCTAGTGCATATATAGGGTCCGGATTCTGCGGGTACCCTGCGGGTAGCGGGAGCCTATCGTACAGCCACCCCTGGCCTACCCCTAGCGGGTACCCAGAGGCCGGTATGTTGTCGTCAGGCTTTTTGCGCTCCATGAATACCTTGTAGTCTTTGCCGTTGTCTACAAAATAGTGCTGCTCCGCCTCCACAGTGCGCAATACCACGTCCGCGCCGCCGGTCAGAGTTAAGTCTTCTGCGGCTACCTCTTCTACGTACGTAAGTAAATGCGGTGTACGTACGTCTAGGTGATGCGGGTACGTGTTTAGTTTCCACAAAAAATACAGGTACTGCGCTGCGGTGTCCGGTACTCCAGTTAAAAACTCTTGTCGGCTACCAGATAATCTGCGGTATATCCAGTGCAAGTCCTCGGTGTCGTCTGAGAATTCTAGATATACGCGGTCGTCTACACCTACACGCGCGGACGATATATTCCTAGGAGTCTCTTCCTCACTCGGTGGTAGTTCGTTAAACCCGTCCCCGAAGATGTCCCAGCGATTGCTATCCACATTACGGCTATACTCCTCCGGGTGTGGTGCCGGGTCGGTACCTATATACATATACTGTGCGCGGTATCTGTTTATGTCTGCAACAATATCGATGCGCCGCATGTTGTCCCCTACGTAATCTACACCTATAGTGTACCTACCCTGGCACCTCACTTTCTGCTTCAGGTAGTATATATCCCAAGAGTGCTCAGCTATAGGTTCGTTACTCTCGCTGTACGGGTACCGCGTTTCTACTCGGTACTCTGGTAACTTCTCTACAGACGTGTCTATGGTAGTGCTGTACCCCGCGTAGTTCCTTAGATCAGTGAACGACGCGCTACTATCTATTTTTACTGTAAACAGGTTATACCCGCTGCGCCTTTTCGTGCCTAGCAATGCTCCACGGTCCACGTCTAGGGAGCACTCGCGCACACAGGCGGCTTCCGTCCCAGACTCGTTGAAGAACCACGGGGTAGTGGGTCTGTGCACTTCGCAGGCGGTGCCTTGACTGGAGGTATTTAGGGCCTTGGCCCCAAGTACCTCCCAACCTTGCGGGTTACTCTCCGCATTGTAGAGTCGCATAGCAGAGGCGCGATACTCGTCGGTGTACTGCGCCCTACGCACCGAACCGCCTAGCGGCCTACGGTACACCATATCCTGTGAGCCGTCCGTGCACACGACAAGCACGTACCACACCTTTTCTGGTGGTGTAGGCCCTGTACCGTCCCACGCGGTAAACGCGGGGTTGGTTTGCTCGGATAGGCACGCACCTAAAACCGGGTAGGGTGCAACGGCGATGCACCTACCTTCGCTATACACGTTGTTGTGGCTCGCGTCAGACCCGTAAAAAAACCCTGGTTCAGTGAAGTACCTAGACTTAGGGCCATGAAACGACACGCGGTACCTACCACGATGCGCGGCTTCGCTATCTTTTACTGGCCCTCGCCAGTCAATCTCTCCGTAGAAGAAATCGCCCGGAGTGTGCACGCAAGACCAAGCGCTAGCCGGGGGTTTTCCGATGAAGCGGTAAGGTTTATCTCCGGACGGCTTTCCCGGTTTTTCCGGCTGTTCACCGGCGGGATCATAGGTCCAACCTTCGGGGGCGGCATCTGATTTTGGGTGCAGGAAGAACCCTTTATATTCGAGGGGCACATAGCGGGTCACTTTACCGTACGGGGATAGCAGGTTGAATCCATATAAATTAGATAAGGTCATGGCTCGATCTTATCCCTTTGCTTGGCAATCGATAGAACCATATCGATTTTTGCTTTCGTGCCTTCGTCAAAAACACTACTGTACTTTGTACCCAAATTTAGCGTTGTCGTGCCCGGCCCATCCTCCGTGAACCACTCGGTGCCGTCGATAGTGACTTTACCTCCCTCTTTCCGTTCTTTATCTTTGGCTTTCGGGTTATTAGTAAAGTCATATACGCGTATTTCCCCGCCGAGATTTGCCATACATATTCGGTACACTACCTCCACTTCTATGTAAGAGGATGCTAGGTCGTCCGGTAGCTCTTTGAATAGCCCCTCATCGGTCGCGTATACAGTTCCTACTACGCGGAAATACTCCTGAAAGTACTCGAACACAGGTAACGACATCTTTAGCTCCTAGTGCGTGACTGCATAGATACCGGGCTTAGCTGTATGGAACCCGCCACCTGACCGCTACTTATCACCAGTAGGGTAGCGGCTTTGAATTCCTGTAGCCCCGCATCCCAATCGAAGTCGAAATCTATACGGTCAAAGTCTACACTGTACTCCGCGGTAGCGAAGGCTACAATTTTACGCGGGTGGTTAAACAGGTCGGCAATGCATATCTCTGTGGCGTTGAGCACCCGCGGACGGGGGTTACTGTACGTAGTGCCGTCCGCGTTGTAGGTAACGTCAACTACTCTGTCACCAGGTTTGCGTATGTTTACAAACCGGCCATCCTCCTCAGAGCCGTCCATATTAACAACCTTCAGGATGCGTACTTCTACGTCCCCCGCTGGGACGTACTTCAATGTGGCAATAGCCTCGTTATTGAACAGAATAGCCTCAGAGACATCCGTACTGTCTAGATAGGTGCTTCCTCGCCGCCAAGAGCCGCTTGACACCGCTACAGAGCCTATAGACCCTTTAGGGTACACCCGCACGGTTACACTGCAATCTACACGAGGCTCACCGCCATACTCGTAGGATACTAGGCGCGCGGGGTATTCGGGGTCAATCTCTAGGACCAGTTTTGGTAGTTTCTGCTCTGTAGCCGTGTCTTTGAAATCAATTGCAATCTGCGACCACTTACATTCCGGGGGTGACATCTGCAAAGTGGTAAAGTTCTTACCTGTACCATCTATAGCGTACACCATGCCTTCTGAAAAAAATGCGGTTGTATTCTGCTTTAGCGGATCAATAGCATTACCTAGCTCGTCTATAGTCGGTGGTGGCTTGATGGGGCACGCGCCCGCAAACGTGTATATATACAGGCTGTACGGGGCGTTAAACGTGGCGCGAGCTACACAGTAGCAAGGTACAGAAGTAGTGACCGTGCGCCGCGCCGCATCTATAGAGAAAGCTATATTCCCGGCGGCAGCGCCCGTAGCGTCGATAGCCCTACCTACTAGACTTACAGAAATACCTGTAGCCCACGCGGGTAGGCTAGCTACCGGGTTGTCGGGGGTGAAAGTTATCAACTCCTCGGAATCTACGTCAACCCCTGACCCCGCGGAGGTTATAGCGCCAGTGATAGCGAGTACCCTAACATCGCCTATAGACTCAGATTTATACAGCCTCACGTACGTAGAGTTTTCGCAGCTAACGGAGTAGCCCCCTTCGACGCGCGTAGTTGCTGGCCGCTTTCGTTGTGTATCTTTCACTAAGCGTATTGCTGCGCTGCCGCCCGCGGCATCACCGAACGTTACTTGGGTATTTGCATTAAGTGCTCTAGCCATTGCCGGCTCCAAAAGAAAACGCGGCTTTGCAACTGATTGCAAAACCGCGCAAAAGGCATACAAGCAAACAGGTGTTAGGTCGATTCGCCGTCAATACCAACCACTACGCGGTTGCCGGATAGCGAGCTAGCGCCTGCGGGGATAATGCGCTTGTACCACACAGGGATCGCCGGTGGCGACGTACGGAAACTAATAGTATTGCCCGCCACGAAGCTGCCACCAAAGCCCGCTGCACGTAGAATAAAAAACGGTTTTCCGTTTGCTGTGTTAATCGGCATAGCATCCGCGGAACGGCTAAAGGTAGAGCCCGATAGCATGGCGGATACCGCAGGGTCATCACCAGTAACGGTGAAAGATGTAGTAGTCGTAAAGGTTAGCGTCCAGTTCTGGTAAACCCCGCCGATAGAGTCCACCTCTACCGGGTTAGTTACGCTGTTATACGTCCCCGCGCCGCTGGTGACGCTAAAGTTCTCAAACGAGCCTTTGAGACTGGATAGCTCATAGACCGACGCAACTTTTGTCACGCTGCTCAGATACGAATGCTGCAACCCGGCAGTCAGGGTTAGCGTTGCGATGTCCCCCGCGTACGATACCCCCGCAGTAGCGATGGTGGCGTACTCTTCGTGCCCTGCGGGGTCATCAACAGAGGACTTGTCCGATACACGAATAATCATCCCCTGTGCGAAGATACCTAGCGACGCACCTTCCGTCTGTACAGTTAGGGAGGTAGCCCCAGAACCAACATCCGCGAAGAGGAATCCACAACCGTAGACCTGCCCAGCGTACGCAGACGCCGCGGTTTGTGTATCCGTGAACGTGCCGGGGAAAATGACCACGCTGTCATCGCCGGGGGTAGGCGTCTCAACAAACACGCGAGGACGAATCATTTCTAGGTCGTCGTCGTTCGCCACCGCGATAAAGACCTTCCGGTATTTCGTAGAGCCTGCGGCGCGTTCCGCCTGCGGCACGTCAGGCCAGATACTGTTCTTCACACCATTGGGGATGGCGATAAACGTCATCCGCCCGCCATTGCTGCTCGTGTCGTTATTAGTCGCGGCTTTACGCCAAACGATGTCGGTATCAGTGATGCTCATGTTATCTCCTAAACGGTTAGCAGTCGAATTTCGACTAGGTAGTAATCGCCGGGTAATTGTACTGTCCTAGGGATGATAGGTACAGCACTGAATGCCGGAGGCTCATAGTGACGAAATACCACACTGAAGCTATCTGCCCCTATCTGTAGCGGGTACACAGTATCGTACGATTCACTTAGCGCCTGCAACGCCTCCACTTGCGAATGGGTAACTATACCAGAGTCTTCCGGGGACACTAATGTAATAGGTTGCCCGCGGTACGTAGGGCCGGCATGCACGATCATCTTACCGCCTAGGGTGCGCTTGACCGCCTGCGCCACAGAAGAGTAGCTTCGCCGGTCCTGCCATATAAGGCCGGTGCGTATCTCTACACCGGCTAGCACAACTGCTGCCATTACGCTCTCCTCAAGTCGTACAACGCTTCTACCAGATTATCGATTTCTGCTCGGCTACCGCGAACTTGCGCACGCTTAGTACCGTTAAGGTTAACATTCAGTGTTACCGAGGACTCGTCGCTACTTTCCCTATTGAAAATATTCTTCACGTCAATAACCGTCCGCGCGGCTGCCGCGGCAGCTTTGCTAACTGAGGTAGGTCTAGGTAGAGTACCTAGGTACCCGCCCGCGTTAAACCCCGGTATAAGACCCGCTATGTTGGTCCCGGTCTTTGCAATCGATTGCAAGAACTTGAAAAAGCCGGGACCGAACATGCGCACAGTGAGCGCATCCACCACGTACTCGCCGTGCGAAAGCCTAGCCAAGATAGAGTCGCTACGGAACCCTCCCGCACCAAACACAGGACCGCCAGAAGCGTATGCGTTAACCTTACCAGTCGCCGTACCGCTACTGTCTGTCTTACCTACCGTCAGGCGTATCTCTACTTCTAGCGCTTTTTTGATATCCTGATTCAGCGACTGTAGTAAAGAACTTATGTTCGTCGGCGGTTTAACATCGGGTAGCGTCAAGCTTAGCGCACCCGTTTCGCGTTTCCATTGTGCCGCAAACTCGCCGGCGGCGTTACTCAGTGCCGCGGGGTCAAAGCGAATACCTGTAGTGTCAGATAGCCCGGCATTGACCTTTTCCCGGAACTGAGAGATTGCTGCCTCCAGCGCGGGGTTGTTTGCTAGCGCGGCTACGATGTTATCCGACATCACAGTACCGACGGCGCCTAGCTCCCGCGCTATACGTTGTATGCCATCAGAAGCCACACGAACCATGTCGTCAGCCGCTTTACGTCCTTCGTCCAGATTCTTAGCCAGCGTCTCATACTGCGTCTGCATAGCTGTGAGCCCTTCTACCTTCATGCCTCCAGCCTGATTAGTCAGCGAAGATATAACCTGCTTTAGCGGCGCTAGTTCCGCTTCGGTAACTACAAGCTTGCCGCCGACAGGCTCAACCGTAGCTAGCTGGTCTAGACTGCCGCGAAGACTCTTAATACGCTCCTCCAACTCCGCGACTTTGCTTTGCTGTACAGGCAGTAGTGCGTCCCGTTGCGCGGGGGTGAGGGCGGACGACTGTAGCTGTGCGTTGATACTTTCGATCTCTTTACGGAGCGCTTCAGCCTCTAGCCTATCCGTAGTGAACCTGGACTTTAAGGTATCCACCTGACGTTCGGCTTTGGCGTACTCCGCTACATCCTTGATTTTCTGTATCTCCACATCGTACCGCTGCTTTACTGCGAATTCAGCACGCTTTGCTTGCTCCTCCGTTATCGCGCCGCCCTGCCGCTGCACGTCAATAAGGTCTAGTTCTTTCTGTTTGCGTAGATCAAGTTCAAACAGCTTTTTCTCGGTGACAGTATCCGATTTTCTGTCCGCAGTTTGCGCAATAGCCGTATCCGTATTTGCCCGCAGTTGCTGGTCTATACCTAAGAAGTACGAAATAAGCTCCTCGATATCTCGACGGTTTTGTGCAATCGTTTGCGCAATCTTATTTTTGACTTGCTCCGCGGCGGTAGTAGCTGACTGCGCCCACATACCATACGCGCGGGACATTTCCCTACCAAACACTAGATTAGCCGCTAGGCGATTCTGCTCCTCGATACTCGTATTTACCTTGGCGGTGCCTTTGAGCACACCATCTAGCCCGCGATCTGTCTCTTGCAGCATTCCGCCTAGGGCAGAAAAGAAACTCCAGTTGCTGTCCGCCCCCTGGCGCGCAAAAGCCTCGACAAACGTTCTAGCATCCTTACCTGCCAGAGAGATTATCGGTGCGGCTTTAGATATCTGGTCAACAAGCGTACTGTATCGTGCCTTGGCGGTGTCTGCTGCCGCCCCAGCTTTATCAAGCTCCTCTCGTAGAGTCTTGGTCGACTCGCTACTGCTTTCCGTACCTATCGTGGCGATATCTTGCGGGGCCACTTTTTTATTCAGCTCATCGCGGGCGCGTATTGCGTCGTCGTAGGCGCGTTTAGCTACTATAAGCTGCGCCATTAGCTGCTCACCACCAAACAACTCGTTTTGGGCGCTTGCATCAAAACCCGCCAACATTTGCTTCAGTAGGTCTACACGCCCCTTAGTGACTACCGCGGCTTCTTGCTCAAGCCGCCAAGTCTCCACAGCGCGATTGTGCATAGCATCCTGAATACGGGACTGCTCTACAGTAAGTGCAGCTACGCGCTTTTGAATATCTTCGGTGTCCCCGTAAACTTTGGCCTTTATCTCCAAATCTGCCAATTCGCGGGCGATAGCATCACTGCGTGCCATGTCGCCAGAGCCCGCCCCGCCAGCATTTATCTCATCCATTCGCGCGGCTATCGCCCGCAACCGCACCTCATAGTCATGAAGCACTTCCATGCCTTGCAGAAACGCTTCGGTAGGTAGGATTCCGGTGTCGTTACCGAATTGCATACTCTGGCCTACGTCTTCCACAAACACACGGATACTATTTTTGACTTCAGCTAGGCTGTCGTAGAACTTCTGCGGGTCCGCGGATACGTCCATGTTTACAGTACCGAACCTCCGTGTAAACCTTTCAGACTCCGCATATAGTTTTTTACGAAGCTGTATAGCGGCGATCACATCCTCTTCCGCTTTCTTCGCTTCCTTCGCCCCGCTGAATGTAGGCAGTTCTAGCCCGGTTAGCTTATTCACATAAGAAATTACCGAATCCGCGAACTTCTTAATGCTTTCTGTCCAGCCAAACATATCTGCGACCATCTTACCGAGGTCGATAAAGATAAGCACAGAAAATAGCTTACTGAGTCCCGCCCACAGAAGACCCGCTCCCTTACCCG